TAAGCGCCATATCTTCAGAGTTGTCAAATACACCGTAAGATGTACCTCCAGTTCCGTAAGAATTTTGAGAAGCTAACATGTTATCGATAGCAAGAGATACTCCTCTATTAAGGAACATCATGTTTTCTTCGATAGCACCTTGCTTGTCTAGTTCTTGTAAGATAAGGTCAAAATCAGCTAAACCATCAGCAGCTTCAGATCCACCGAAATCAGCATCAGAGTAAACTAATCCTCTTCCTTCAATAGCAGCAAACATACCTTCAGAACCTTTAACAGTAAAACTGTTAGATCCAGCTCCTGGGTTAGCGCTAAATGAGTGAGCAGCTTTTTCAGCTTCAATCATAGTCATTTCTAATTGATCCTCAAATCTTAATCTAGCTTCGTGCTCAGATTTTAAGTACCATAAGTATCCAGATGTTCCAACTTCAGTTGTAACTTCAACCCACCCAATTTGAGCAGTGTCAGATCCGTTTACAGAATATTTGTCTCTTATAATAATTGGTGAATTGTTAAAGTACTCACTTTTAGCATTAACAGTATTACCAACATTTACAGATCCTTTTCCGTATTCAGAACCGTATACAAATAAAGAAATTCCAGTTGTAGCAGCGCCGTTAGCAAAAGCTCCAGCTAAAGCTCCGTTTAAAGCAGTAGCTTTGTAAGGAACAGCAGTTACAGTAGTAGTAGTAGGTTTAGCAGTAATATAACATTTAGCAGTTTTACCACCTTTACTTATAACAACAGTGTCTCCAATGTTAATGTAAGCAGCGTTACCTGTACTAGAAAATGTAATTTTGTTTAAAGCAGCGTCTCCAGATGCAGCAATTGAACAGTCGTCAAATGCAATGTGGATTCTTCCTTGCTCAGACCAAACTACTTGGTCAGATGCCATAGGCATTTCTGCTCCTACCATACGTAAGAAACCTCCTACAGTTCTATTTCCGTATCTTTCAACTTCTTTTTCGTAAACTTCTGGTAAGAATTGTTTTGTGAAATTGAAATCGTTTCCTGTGATAGACAGGTAATTGCCAGCAAATAAAGATTTGTCTGGTCTTGGCGTTAGGTGCGCTAATGCAGCACCTGTTGAATTAAAAGCCATAATTTTTAATTTTTTTTAAATGATTATTTTCTAAGTTTTATTTTAAAGTCATTAGAAGATTCTCCAGATATAGCTTTTACTTGAAAACCACTAGCATTAGCAATTTTTTCGTGAGTACCACGAGGTGCCATGTCAATGTTTTTGGCTCTTGCAACACTATCCTTGATAGCATCAGCTTTGCCTTGTTCGTAAAAGTGATTAGCAACCAGATCAGGATTCATTGCTGTAAATAAAGATTTATGATAACCCGCTGCATCTGACATTTCATTTTTTTCATTCAAGAACTTCTTGGTGAAATTGTTAATGTCGCTTTGGGTGTTCTTAATCTTTTCAGCATCCTTTACATTAAACCTATATTTCTTTTCACCTACTTTGTAATCAAAACCTTTGAAATTTTCAGTAAAAACATTTTCAGTTTTCTTTAAGAATATAGATTGGTGCTTTTCGTTATCTTTTGACTCTTGTTCATAACGATTGAAAAAATCAATTGCTTTTTTTTGCTCAGGCGCTAGCCTGCTTCCAGCTTTGATTTCTTCGTAATATTTAGACTTTAACCCGTCTAGGTGGTTTTTAGCATTTGCAACTTGCTCCTTTAACGCTAATTTTTTTCTTTTTATTTCTCTTTCCTCATCAACTTCTTCGTCATAATTGAAATTATCTTCCATTAAGAAATCAACTTCATCATTATCTAAATGAGGCTTTGTTTGTTTGTAGTATTCTTTTAATAAAGTTTTGTCTTCATAGTTTGAATAATCTTGATTTAACCTAACATAGTCTTCTAAACTACCACCGGTTTCATCAATAAAATCTACAACTTTTTGTATGTTTTCAGGTAAATCAACACCAGAATCTTTCTGTTCTTGTATTGCCTCAACAACATCTTCTTTTAACTCTTGAGATTGTTCAACAACTTCTTCTTCAGTAATCTCTTCTAAAACAGGTTGTTCTTCAACTTCTTGTTCTTCAACTGGTTTTTCTTGAGGTACTTCAGCTATAGTTTCTGGTGTTTTAAATTCATTTGTAGCGCTAGTTGGAGCTTTGTCCTCCACGCTTGTCAAATCTAACTTAACAGTACCATCCTCTAGAACTTCGTTTTTTGGAGCAGTTACTTCTGCTTCTACCTTAGGTTCAACCTCTTGTTGATCTACTAAGTCTTGTTCAACGTTAGTTGTTTCTACAACTTCTTCTTGAACATCATTTTCTTGATTTTCAGCCATAATATAATATTATAAAATTAAAAAATTATCTTGGATCAAATGAATTCAATCCAAATCCACCACCAAGTATATCATTACTTGAAGACTCAAAGTTTTTAGGTGGTTTTTTGTTATTTCTTTGGTCTATTAACTCACTTTGTTGTGAGGCTTGTATTTTTGTTCTATCGTCTTTACGATCTTCTTTGTATTTATCTTTAGTTTCAATGGATTGCAGGTCCATTTTTTTAAGCTCTTGGTTAATCATAAACTCATGATTCATAAGTTCTTTCTTAAGTAAAGCTTCTTGTTGAAGTTTTTTAGAATCAAACTCTGATTCCATTTTCATTAACTCCATTTTTTGATTAGTCAAAGCTTGTTGTTTTTGTACTTCTGCTTGAGCAGCGGCTTGTTGTGTTTGTGAATTAGCTTGTGCTTGAGCTTGTATGTTCTGCTGTTGCATCTCCATATCTTTAACTTGCTTTTTCTTTCTACGTATTTTAAGAAGTTGATTAGCTAGTTTGATATTTTTTATATCTCTAAGATCTATTGCATCTTCAAGATCTATACTTTGCTGCTGTAAAGCCATCTGTATATTATTCTCTAGCATTTGTTTTTCTTCTTCATCAGGAGCAAGCTCTATAAATATACCAAAATCGTATAAATGTAGATTACCCATTTCTTCTAGTGTAGCAACATTATGCGTGCCAATACTTTGTATAAAAGCATTTTTAGTTGGAGAATACTCTAAAACATCCGATATTCTTAAACTTATTAATTCAGCTACTTCAGAACTTAAAAACAAACTACTTTGTAATATATGTCTAGTTGCTGTATTTGAATTAGCGGCAGCTATTTTTTGAACACCAACCAAAGCATCTTTAGAAGGTGTTGATGCATCTGAGGCTTCGTTTAAACCTGTTACATCTCTTATCATTTGTAGATAATAATTATAAGTACCTATAAGTGATTGCATTTTCTGACCACCATTTCCACTAGATATTTCTTGTATAGGAACTTTACCTGGATTCATATCTCCATCACTAGTCATCGATCTACCAATTATAGAACCAGTTTGAAAGAACATGTTTAATGCTTCTTGTGGGTTGTAGTTAGTTCCGTTGCCTAAATCTATCTCAGCCAAACCATCAGCATCTAAATATATACCATCCGGTACTAACCTAGACATAACTTGTTGCAGTTTAAGGTGTGTAAGCTGAATCATATCAGCAAACCCTGTTATTCTACTAACCAAAGACTCTATTCTACCTTTATACATTCTTGGCGCAACCATACTATAGTTCATTTTAACTTTAGTATAATCACTTTTAGGTCTCATCATGTTTTTAGCTAACTGCCATTTAAGTAACTTTTTAGTACCTAGTATAATAGCTCCTTCGTATAAAACTTCTATAGATCTAGAAACCTTGCCGTACTTCATTTCCATAGCCATTTCCATTAATGGGTTGAAACTATCGTCTTTAACTATTATTTTACTAGCTCCCGTTGCTGTTTCTTTTACCTTGTAAACTTCGTTAGCATAAGTCTTATAGTTAAAATAAAGAACCTGTACTTGGTTTTTGTCAACTTGATTAGCTTCTGTTAAGCTTCTATTATAAAATCCAGAGTTTTGAAAACCTTGGCCAATAATATCCATTAAATCTTTTTCTTCTAAACTAGGGAATTGTTTTTTTAACTCATTTACAGTTACGTTTTTAACTTCACCAACATAATAAACGTCGTCAAAGTATGGTGAATCAGTATAAGAGTAAACTAAATTAGCTGGATCAACGTAATCAATTTTAATACCTTCTGATTTAGAAAATGTAGTTTTTGAAGCACCAATACCTAGAGTAACTAAATCATAATTAACTCTTCTTCTAGTTAAATCATAGTTGTTACCATTCAAAACAGTGTTTATAGCTTGCTCTTCAGCTAGCTCAACAGCTTGTTTGTAACTTAACTGCATATGTAATTCTAGCTCTTCTACAGAATCAGGTAAATCTTCTTTTTTATTTTCTCTAATATCTACGCCAAACGCTTGTTCAGCAAAATCTGCTAAATCTTCTGTCTCCATATCTCTTAATAGAGATTCCATATAAGCTGTTCTTTTGCTTATACCGTAAGGATCTTGTGAATAAGCTTTTATGTCAAATACTCTTTCTGATATACCGTTTACCACTATATCTACAAACTTAGGTATTATAGGTACTGGTTTCCAGTCTAAATTAAGATAAGATAAGTCACCATTTATGGATAACTCATCTTTATATTTCTGTATAGACTGCTCACCACGAGCGTATAAACGTAATTTATGAAATTCTGTTTGATTTCCGTAAAACCTATTTGTACCAGAGTCGCGTTTAAACCACTCGCTCTCTATCGCTTTAGCAACTTTGAGCCCGTACTCGGTACCCATCTTCTCAGAGTCACTTGCGACTTGACTTGGAAAATAACTTTTTACAACTGACTCAGCCATATTAATTTTCTATTAGTTTTGATCTGTTACCAGACTGCTTGTATCTAGCAAATTTTAAATTTATTTTTTCTTTTTTTATACTGGCATTTGGTTTATATAGGTGTCTATTACAAGCCATGATAGCTAAGCCTGATGATATTGACGCGTCAAATTTTGTTCTATTGTTTATATCAAACTTAGCCCAATCTTCTAGCGTTCTATTAAAATTTATTTTACCATAACTACCATCTTGTTTTTTACCTACGTGATCTTGTATGTACATTTCAATAGCAGCGGCGTGAGCTTGTTTTATATCTTCACTTGAGTTAGGTATTCCACCTACTTCTTTTTCAGCTACAGATAGTTTGTTCCAGATTTTATCAGGCCTATTCATGCTGAAACCTCTGTAACCTCTTCTTCTTAAGTAATAAAGCAAACGTGGTTTGTTGTTTTCTGCAAGTATTGGCATTCCATAAAAAACTAAAGCCATTAACATATCCTCAAAGAATATTTCTGCAGTTGCTGGTCTTGACACATATTCTAAAAAGAATTGGTTTGGTGGCGCGTCTTCCATACTAAATTTAGTTAAACCGTGTAAAGCTCCTTTAGAACCTATACCATCGACTGTTCCTGATATGTCGTAACTGTCACACCCAAAAGCACCCATGTGCTCATTACCTGGGTATTTAACACCATTTTTTATTATAACGTTGTTTTGTAAATTTGCTGGTGGTGTCCAGCTAACTCTAAACCTACCGTTATTGTCAGGGTAGAATATAACTTTTGTATCTTTAACACCATTGACCCATTGAAAATTACCTTTAGTAACGTAGTTTGCAACGTTTAATTCTTCGTTAAAATCTATTTGTTCGTATATTTTAGCTAAATTAAATATACTGTTTTTTGTTTCATCTCTGAAAGCATGTTCTTCAGTACGTGGAAACTGTCTATAGAACTCATTAAGTGCATCAGGATCATTCTTAAGACCCTCTACTTCATTGTTCCAGTTATCAATTACTCCAGTTTCTATAAATTCCCCGTACGGGCCTT